TAATAAATAATTATTAGCTGCAATATAAATACAAAGAACAATTGCACATGCAGCCAACCTAGTCAGCCCCTCGTTTTTTCTTTCTGCCTTGTCTAAACTCATACTTAAAACTTCTATTTGTCTAGATTTAAACGAATCAATGTCATCAACTGCCAGATAATTACGCGAAGGAGACAACCTTAAAACCTGAGATTCTGAATCGTCCAAGTTTTTAGTTGTTTTAGCAACGGGTTTACAATCTATACCCAAAGACATCGGACTAGAGTTAGTGCTGTTAAAGAAAGCATTAGCGTCACCATCAAAAATACAAATTTCAACCAATTCATCCTTGTCACTAACTGTTAATATCATCCCTTCGCAAATCGCATCTTCGCTCAAACTAGAGTCAAACAAACTTCTACAATAACCAACTGAAACCAACTTGTTTTTATTGCAAATATTCATATCGTCACCTTTCATTGGTTCGTCAAATTTTAATCTATCCCTATAGAGGTTATTACTAACCTAAGTAAAGAGAGTATACATGCTCATGGTGAGTAGGAAGATTAAAAGAGTAAAGAAACCCAAACCCAAATCAATGGGTTTAGTTCACTTACTCTTAGCTAAATACATGCTCACGGAGCCGCAGTTTAGACCGTCGAGTCTCTATCATTAATGCAATTAAATAGAGTCGCCATCATTCCACCTTGCATGGTGTCCACCCTCTGTAATGGCTTTAGAACTCAGTTGCGCTGTAGGGACTAGTTGTGACGCTTTAAATATCAATCCAACTGGGACCAAACCAACAGGTTAGTATGTGACATATAAATTGATATCGAGTGAGGAAATGAGGTGTAGAAATGAAAAAAGCTTTGATGATATTCCCGGTAGAGCTGACCTTTTTTGGTCACAGGAACATCTCAAAGCTTTCTATTATCTGGCGCTCTACTTCCAAACAATTTAACTATAATTGATGTGATTTATGGAGTCAATATATTTTTGAAATAAAAACCCGGCGATTAAACCGGGCTTTACTGAGAAACAACCTACTAAATTCGGCAATCGCTCAAATTTGCGCTATAACTATGAAGCATTGAGCTAAAATACGTTCAATGGACTATTACATTTTTAACTTGGGGATGCCCTACCGCCAACAGGATCTCACTATTACGTTTTTAATGCTGGCTTGTGAGTTGCGCAGCGTCTTTAAAACTAACCGCTTAAGCTACAACCTAAGCGGCTAATTAAACCATTGCTGGTGGTTTGGGTCGCCAAACTTTCACCACCAGCTAACAACCAAGAGTATCCCACAATGGAAATAAAATTAAAAGCACTTGGCAAGTTTACAGTCTGCTTTTTTGTAATTCTAAATCACAACGTGTTATAGCTCATTCTAGCTCTACAGTTAAGTTATCGATTAACATTAATTTTTACAAAAACAAACTCGTAGAGCACTAACACTGGAAATACAGAGTTGTAAAATCTGGTTTAATTTACACTAAACAAAATCGGGTAAATAACAATCCAAGAAAAAGTGTTTGATTTGATGTTCGTTTAATTCCATTTTTGCACCTGAAAAATCACAGCACAGACAATCAAATCTAATAGAGCAAGATGTAAAATCGCAATGATTAAATTTACACCCGGCTATGTGTGGTGTCGTAAAAAGTCTGCTTTCATTGAATTTAGATCCTGAAAAATCAGACCCCTTCAAGGTGGCCTCTGTTAAATTACAACCTGTAAAATCGCAATTTGGTGCGGTCACGCCACTAAATTTGCAGTTGCTTAAATCAGCTCCTTTGAAATTAGCACCCGACAAATTACAACCTGAAAAGTCGCTGCCCACGAGGTAACAGTTGGAAAAATCAGCGCTTGTAAAATCTATACCACACAGGGTTTTAAAATCAATTTTTAAGCCGCTTAAGTTTCCCTTGTTTTTTACTAGCCAATTCACAAGTTCTCTAGGGCTTCCTACAAAAACATATTGATAATCACCATCTAGAACACCCACCATGTTAGGCTGCAAAAGTTTCTTTCTTAGGCTTGCTGGTTTTTCCATTTAAACCCCCTTCAGCCTATTACATATATTGTCTATTATTTCGCATTTGTATTTAATTTTCATGCGTCTTTCTAGCTTAAAGCCTCCATAGTTTCGATCGTAAACTGGCACCTTGCGGCAGGATAATTCATAACCAACCACAATTAAGTTATCATCGCCATTAAGATGATCGAGTATAGACGCCTCTATGTCTGTTATTTTTTTGCTGCTATATCCATAACCAATTTCAAACTCACCAGATAGCGACTTTCCATTTTCTTGAACCTCTGTTAGCTCTTCGATTTCATCTACGATGGTGTACAGTCCATCCCTGCCGCATTTTAACCCCATTTTTGACAAATCATTGTGACCTACAACAACCGAGTGGTTAACATAATCAAGCCAAACAGGACAAAACCAAATGCGATCTTTATCTATGTATTTTGGTGATGCGGTAACATGTAGATAAATATCAATGGAAAGAAGAGCTGTTTCATGTGAGTTGGCCTTTAAAAATGTGACTTTTCGCCCGCTTTTGATTGCATGGTGTTTTGATTTGTCGCTTATGATTTCCTTTAAAGCGATTACGGTAATTAACTTTTTCTTGTTGCAAATATTCATTTATAAACCTCAAAAATTAAACATGGTAAAATCTTAACACAATCAGTTATTATGTCAATACTTATGAGGTAGAAGCTTTTCGGGGAGATAATTGGTTATTGTGATTTTTCTTCTAGGGCCTGCTGTAATTTCTTTATCATAATAGAATTTTCTTCAGCTTTACTATTTAAAACACGAGCCTTCCTGACCTCTCTGTAATTTAAATAAGCAAAAACCAAGCCAAGCAAACCAAAAATTATAGAAACTAACACACCTATAGCAGCCGCGTGAGAACCTATAACATCCATAATTTTTAGAAAGCTACTTGTACCACTTCCCGCCGTTGCTGTCCCCAGCGCCGCTAGCGTTACCCCTGTATCGCTTAGTTTCATTGCTGACATTCCTCAGCCTCCATATCAATAATATTCTAAACGCAGTTGACACCGACCCCATGCCAACGACGTAGTAAACGCCGTACTCGGTCAAATGCGCCATTAGTGGCTGTAGTGAACTCATTTTTTAACACCTGCAATTGCAGAAAACATAATATTATTGTTAATTCGTCAAAATAAGAGTAGATTGCATATGTAAACCAATTGTTATCAACTCTCAAATTGAATGCCATTAATGCGTTAACTAGGGCAAAACCTAAATAAATCAAACTATGTTTAATGTTTTTGTTGTCGGCTGATTTGTTGTACAGCATGATATTAGCAGCAATAATAGATATTATCGCGGCAACTTCTTTGTCTATTACGTATGATGATTTGTCAATAACGCCAAACCTTATTGATAGCAATATTGTCACAGACGTGAAAATAAAAACAAAGATGCTTAAAATATTATCACGGTAAGTGCCAGATGTGCAAACAATAAACGAAAAAAGGGCGACAATAAAATACATAGAGTCGCCCACATAGGATAAACAGAAATTCATTGCCTATCCGGTTATTTTTTAGTCTCTTCTGATTGGTTAGGTGGATCTTGAGGTGGCTTGACTGATGATCGTTTTTCTGACATGGAAAGTCTCCGTTGTGTTAAAAATTCAATTATACAGCTAGATAAATAAAATAAGCAACAAAACACAAGGAAAATAAGCAGGTTAGACATAAAATAAAAACCAATAGGCGGCAGGTTCTTGTTGATATAACATCAAATTTACCTTTCATAACGTAACATTAGCAATATGTATACATGTCAACATCATGCCAACACATATCACAACCCTGTATGCAAATATCTCATTTTTATAGCGCCTGTTTAGTTTTTGTGTTTGTTTTAACTTTAATTCTAGATTGACCTGTAGTTTGCGCATCTTTATTAGCTCGTTGTAGTATTTTGTGGTCATTTGGTTACGCCTAAGTTGGTTTTAAATAAGTCTAGGCAGGTGCGTTAGTTTTGTAAATGTATTGGCGGCAATGATGTTCTGGTGTGGTTTTCGTGGTTGTTACCAACCTAGGTGAGCAACGCGTATTAACTCACCTAGGTTAGAGTTAGGGCCAAGCAGTGAAGACCCTTAAAGCCATTGAATCTTATCAACTGCCAATCTTGATGTCAATATTAATTTTTAACAGTTGGTCAGTTAGTTAGTCGCTTAAGTTAACTACCAGATGGCGATACTTAATTTATCAGGGTGGTAAAATTATGATTTAAAGTGATTTGTGGTTGGTTGTTACCACCTAACCTAGAAACGCGTATTAACTAGGTTAGGTGATGGTAGGGCCTCGGCAACAAAGCCCTGGGCTGTGCCAAATGAAATGAAGCTTAATATTATCTAACGTGAATTTAATTGTCAACCTAACTACAAATAAAAATCTAATCTAGCCGTTAACCAATTCATACAGCGAGCAAACACTTGTATTTACCTAAATAACTTAAGATCTTAATTGTGAACCGGAAATAAAGAGAATTGAATCTAAGTTGTTACCAGCGGCTTTTACGTTCCATCAAAAATTCTTTTGGTGTCAAATTCACGTAAATAACAAGAGTTTTTCGGGGTGCATGGCTTTCATGATTAGCCAGCTCAGCCATTTAAGTTTATCTCAAAAAAAACCCCGACAACCATTGAAAGCAATCGGGGTGAAACTACAACAACACTACATTAGGAAAGTAACATTGGTAATTATTAAATAAAAAAAGCATGCAGTCAAGACTTATATTTATTAAACTGGTCGGAGTTGTTAAAAGCATATACCATGTTATAGTTAACACATCTTTAAGACGCATTATTTACGCGAGTGTAGTATAACGGCAATACACCACCCTTCCAAGATGGGATTGTGGGTTCGATTCCCACTACTCGCACCACTTACGCCCGTATAGCATAATGGCAATGCAGACCGCTCATAACGGTTAGAATTAAGGTTCGATTCCTTTTGCGGGCACCAATATACGTTAGAAGTATTTTTTTATTTAAGTTGGAGAAGCGCATGAGCAAAGAAGTATCACAAGATGAGATAGATCTTTACAATTTACTATCACGCATAAAATCTAAATACGAGGAAGAAGGTTTAATTACTGATGGACCTATAAAAGTTGAAATGTTTGAGCCTTCGTATCAGTTTTTAGTAGGTGTCGGCGATGATGACACCGCAAGTCTTTGGATAGAAAAAGAAACTTTTGAAAAATTAGCCGAACGAGTAAGTCAAGCGTAAATCTATTTGCTTAACAAACTTAACGCGCTCGTAGCTGAACAGGATAGAGCAACGGCCTCCTAAGCCGTAGGTTGTGGGTTCGATTCCCACCGAGTGCGCCAAATCACAAGGTTAACATTAACAAAGCACTTTGGTTGGCTCGTTTTAAACTAACATTTCATGTAAACAAAAATCGAGCTACAATAAATAAAAATAAACATGAAGAATGAAGCGGTTTCGAGTTCTGAACACGCTGCCATAGGTTTTATTTAATGCGCTTATCAAATGGATTTTGCACCCAGCCGCAATATCTAGCATGGTCGGCGCATTAAATAGAATTTTTATCAACAACAAATAGGCTAATATAATGTCATTTACTTTAGTAGTTAACAGAACAAGACAAAAACCCCTAATAGATTCTTATTATTTTTATCAGGGTGAAAGCATTGAAGTGCTGGACGTTAGATGTGATTCAGTTGAAGAGCAGGAGTCTTACTATAAAGAAAACCACGGCAAGAACGAAATTAAAGAATATGAAGCTGATGTTTCGGCTTTAGTGTCTAAAGAGCTAGATAATCTAGATGCAAAGACAAGAATTTTACCTTGCTATGTCATCAACATTGACGGAAAAGAAATATTTATACCCGAAACTGATTCTTTTACAATTACCGATGTTAACGGTAATGTTGTATTTAAAGCATAAAATAGGAAGGAAAAACAAAGGCAAATTCAGCAAAGCCCAAGAGATTTCGCTAAGTTTGTCATTAATCACTATAAAATACAGTGTTAGCAACTCTGTATGCTGTTAATAACAGTCAATATTGCTATCAATTGAAATTTATTAGAATTCATTGCCGAAAATCAGGAAGCTGCAAGCAAGCGGATACCCATCGCGCGGCTTCGACCCCTTAAAAGCGGGCAGGGTAGGAAAACCATGTTGTAACTAGTCGCGAATAGTTATTGCAAAAGCCGGAAACTGGGAATAGATTGTTGATAATTTCTACGAAGGTTTCAGCTCGAATTGGTTGATCGAGCAAACAAATTTATAAGAGTCAAGCTTAAAGCGATCACGCCTTGAAATTATATGTATGCGTGATGTGGTGATGGTAAAGCCATTTTGCGCTTTTATTTCTCTATTTACCATTATTTTAAAACCATGCTACAATACACAAAAATCAACCGGGTTTATTTATGAGTGTATTTGTAGTAGAGGACGGCACAGGTTTAACTAACGCCACGTCTTACCAATCAACAACAGATTTTATTGATTACTGGGCTAGTGGTTGCGGGTCTATCGGTATTCAAGATATAAGCACATACACTACGCAAGAATTACAATCTGCACTGATGGTGGCAACTCGCTATATAGAAATGAATTACACCGCCAAAGGCGATCCGGTCAATGTCAATCAAAACCTAATGCCGCCAAGGCTCAACCTTTACAACAAAAACGGGGGTTTATACCCTAGCAATGAAGTTCCCGAGCCTTTCAAATCTGCATTGTCAGAATATGCCTATATACAACTGACTCAAGTAAGTAGCGGCGGAATTCAACCTAACCCACCTAAGCAGGGCATAGTGAAACGTCAAAAAGACAAATTAGACGTTTTGGAAACCGAGATCGAATTTGTAGAAGGTACTCAAGCATTTACCATACAACGCTACCCCTACGCTGACTCAATACTAGGTCATGTTACAAGTAGCGGGTTGGGCGGGTTGAGTGATAAGATCTCAAGGGGCCTGTGATGGGTTTTTATGGCGAGTCTAGAAAGAAAGCGGAATCAATCATAAGTAAGTTTGGCGGCCCCGGATCATTTGTGCAAAAGGGGAATGCTGGCGGATTTGACGAAGACGGAAACGCCTTGCCAGCTCAACCAGACGTTGTAATAAATGGCACAATCACCCCGCTTTTGCAGTATAGCAACTCCGAGATTGACGAAAACAGAATTTTGCAGGGCGACGCTTACGTGTTTTTCCATTCAAGCGAACCTCCAAGAATTGCAATGCAAACCACGATAAACGGCAATACATTTACAGTTGTACGTATAGCGTTAAGCCTCGATAGTATTAACGGCGTTAACGTTTTAAGAAAAATCCAGTTGAGGAGATAAGATGAGCATCTTAATAAAACACGAAGAGACAGTTAATAAAGAAGGAGTTGGGGTATTCTCAAACGGCACAAGGGTTTACACAAGCCAAGGTTGCGAGGTGCACAATATAACGAGCATCAATATAAATTACTCACTAAACGAGGTGGTAACAGCCACGGTTGAGGTGGCCCTAGATACAAGTGAAGATATGGGAAACATTCACGCATTATTAGGAACTCAAACGCTAGAGCAAATAGCTAAACTACACAATTGCAGGTTTATCCCTAATGACTAGCGAAGGGATTTGGGACTAATGAGCCTAGCAAAAGACCTACTAAAAATAGCATCAAAAAGGAAGCAAGACGTTAATGAAATTGTTCAATCATCTTTCTTTCAAGCTGGACAGAGGACAATAAGTCGGACGCCACGAAGGACAGGACGGGCGGCAGCAAATTGGCTATCGGCAATAGGTGATTACGACGGTTCGACAACAGAAGATACTGATCCTAGCAAGTCTGGTGCTTTGCTGCTCAGAAAATCAAACGAGCTAGAGCTAGGGGAGGAATTTTATTTTACGAATTCCTTGCCTTATATCGAGAGGTTAGAATATGAAGGTTGGTCAGCGCAAGCCCCATCTGGCATGTTGCGAGTTAGTTTAGCCGAGTTCCCACGCATAGTTGAAAATGAAATAAAAAAGAGACGTAAATGATATCGACATTTGATTTACTCAAGTCATTTAGGGATGAAGCAAAAAGCAAAGCTATTGCCGATGGGTTTATATACGCTTCAGAGAGTGCCAACGGTGAAAGCATTGAGCTTAGTGATAAAACTGCTAATTATGTTCATGGCTATTTGCTGACGGGATCAGAGTCCCCCGTAAGTTTAGAAAATCAAGGCTCTAAAATCTCTAACGGCGTTTACCAAATAGACGTTTATACGCCGCTATCAAACGGGAAATTCACAAATATACACAAGGCCGAATTGGTAAAAAACTATTTTCTTAGAGGTCAGCATCTAGAGCGCAACGGACAAAAAATAACAGTCAACAAGCACGAAATGTTAGGAAACCCAATGGTTAGTGATGGATTTTATAAAAACCCCGTTAGCATATATTACACTGTTATAAATAAATGATTGTTAGCTGGTCGGACCAGTGCTATAATTATGTACGGATGAAATTTATTAATGATTAATCAGTATAGGTATATTAAATATGTCCACTAGTTTAGCACAAACATCGGCAGGCACGACGATCTCTATATCGGCAACGTTGCCAGCTCAGAACGATCAAGCGGGATTCGAAGCGCTAACATTCACAGAGATTGGTGAAGTAACCAGTATTGGCGGATTCGGCATAACATACAACGAAGTGACCCATAACCCATTGGGTGATAGAAAAACTTTTAAGTTTAAAGGCTCTTACGATAACGGCACATTGACGGTTGACTACGCTCTAGTGGATGATGACGCGGGCCAGTTGATTTTAGACGCGGCAGTGAATAGCGATAATAACTACGCATTTGAAATCAGCAGGCAAGACGGTGCAAAGCGGTATTTTATCGCGCGAGTAATGAGTAAAACAGAAACTATTGGCGGCGTCGATGATATTTCTTCAGCGTCAACCGATTTATCTATTAATGGTAATATCGTCAAAGTAGCCGCGCCATAAGCCTTGAATGTAGCGGTTACTACAACAGCAAGAATTTTGCAATTTTAATAAACAACTCTCGGCTAGGAAAACGTATCTGAAAGCGTCCTCATCCAGCGCCCGCCGAGAGTTTAACGGATGACAGATCATAAAAGGTATGAATATGAATTTAAGTATGTTCGACTCGGTAGGCGCAGCAAACAAAGGCGCTACTTTTCACGTTATCAGACCAGATAACAACCAAAAGCTTTATTTTAAAGACGACAAAACCAAACCCGTAAAAATTACGGTGCTGGGCTTAGACTCTGACAAATTTACAGAGTTAGCAATTGAATCAAAGCGAAACCGCGAGCACCTAGAGGATGGGGAGTTAACGCCACAAGAGCTGGCTGAGCGAGACGCCCGCACTTATGCCAAAATGACGGTTGGTTGGGAGAATATGCCAGACAGTGAAACAGGCGAAACGATTATTAAATTCTCCGAAGAAAATGCTTACAATCACTATTTGAAATATAAAGCCATGCGCGAGCAGGTTCATCAGCAAATTTCAGACAGAAAGGTTTTTATTCAAAGCTAGAATCTGAATTGACTGTATATGCACAGCATTTAGCGTGGTTACATGCTCACCCTAAGAGGCCTGAAAGGGGTAACAAAAAGGGTGAGCATCAAAAAACCCAATCAAGGATGGAATCACTAGGCGAAAGTCACCCACTTTTAAAGATGCCTAAAGCGGACAGGGTTGTTATTGATGCGTGGTCAGATATGGGTCTTGTTGATTACGGCGGAATGGGGAAAATCCCGTTAAAATGGTCTGAAATATTAGCTTATTCGACACAAAGCAAGGCCAATTTAACGGCGTGGGAGTCAAAACAAGTTCAAAGGATCAGCAGGGTTTATTGCAGCTTTTACCAAGAGGCAGAGAACCCAAAATGCAGAACGCCTCATAAATTAGCTAATGTTAAGCAAACAATCCAGATGATCAGAAACTCAGTTAACGAACAAATGGATAAATTCGATTCTATGTTTTAAAACCGCTTAATTGCGGTTTTTCTTTATCTGGTCTGACCAGTCGGTTATAATCAAACATTATTTGTTTTGAGGTTTTTGTTTTGACAGATTTAGCGAGAATAGGTTTTGTTGGTGACACTAGCGGATTAGTTAAGATAGAAAAAGGTCTTGATAGCGTCGCAAATACTGGTGACAAAACAGAAAAGTCGCTAGGCAAAAGCTCTCGGCAAATGACCAAAAGCTTTAATAGTGCGACGGGCGCGGCAAACCTATTAACCGCATCTATCGCCTCTATTGGCGCGGCGGCAGTATCTAAGGACATTATAAGCTACAGTGACGCATGGAAAAGCGTAACAAGCCAAATAAGACAAGTGACAAGCTCCCAGATTGAGCTAAACCAAACGCAGCAAACGCTTTTAGATCTGGCTAAATCAACACGTAGTGATTTACAGGGTACTGTAGGCTTATACGCAGAACTAAAACGCAACACTGAAGATCTCAACGTATCACAAAAAACTCTATTATCTGTAACTAAAACCATAAACGATCTATTTGTTGCAGGCGGCAAGTCGGCAGAAGAAGCAAGCGGGGCAATTAGACAGCTCAATCAAGGCTTGTCGGCTGGGGCGCTTAGGGGTGATGAGTTTAATAGTGTTGCGGAGGGTGCGCCCCGCATTCTTGATGCTCTAGCTGAATCACTAGGCAAGGGCAAGGGTGAGCTTAGAGCTTTTGCGGCAACAGGCGGTATTACATCTAAAATCCTGATTGATGCATTACAAGAATATAGCGAAACTGCTGACAGGCTAGCCAGACAAACAGATCAGACGTTTTCTCAATTAGCGAACACAGCAAAAATAAACACAACACAATTTATTGGCCAGTCTCAAACTATTGACGACGCATTATCATTTATTGGAGAGTCTTTAGTATCGGCAAGTGAAAACATAGAGGCGTTAACCGATGCGGGCATTGCTTTTGCTGGCGTTTACGGCGGCTCTGTTCTAGTTAGCCTTGGTAAATATACAGCGTCAACAATAGCAGCGACTAGAGCAACGGGAGGTGCAATAACAGCAACTAGGGCTTTAGGTGCCGCCGCCACGTTTTTGACTGGCCCGTGGGGCGTCGCTATAACTGCCGTTGGAGCGGCGGCGGCCGTGTTTATGTCAACAAAGGAAGCTACAGACCAATTAAACGAATCACTATCGAAACAAGACAAAGCACTACAGGTTTTAATTAAAAAGTTTGAGGATGCCAGTCCACAAAAACTTGGTAGTGATTACGTTGCCACACAGAAAAAAATAATTAGCATAGAGAAAGAAAGGGCTGCTGTTAGCGCTCAACTCAAAGCCGCTAGTGACGAATTAAATCAATCACTTTCAACAGGCGGAAAAAAAGAAAGTGAAAGAATAAGGATTTTGATTCAATACGAAAAGGAAGCAAAAAAACTAGAAGAGCAAATAGCAAAACTCAACAAGCGTCATGATGAGCAAACACTAAAATTAAAAGCAATAAACACCGTAACAGAAAAAGGCATCCCTAGCCAAGGTGAGTTACTTAAGTCAACTAAAGAACTAGAGAAATCAACAAAAGAGTTAAGCAAAGAGCAACAAAAACTATTTGCATCACTAGACCCTGTAGGCGAAGCGATAAAGGAGCAAACAAAAGGTTTTGAATTAATAAATAAAGCCGTCGCAGACAAAAGCATCACCGACGAAAGAG